TCTGTTATGTCGGCGGGTTTGGTGTGGGCGGCGGGGTTGGCGTCGAACTGGTCCCGTGGCGGTTTGGCTCTTGTGGGTGTCGGGATTGTGGTCGTGGTCGCGTTCGGGCTGCTGAACCTGGTTAGGCGGTAGCCGTGGGCGTCGATACCATTCTGAAAATCGTGTTTGCGTTGCTTATCGTCGCGGTGCTGGTCGCGGCTCTGTCGGGTCTGGCGGCGGTTGTGGCTTCGTCCACCGGGTCGGTGGGTTCGACCGTGGCGGGGCTGCAGCGTTCCGCGGACTATACCGACGCGTCCGGTTCGTTCACGCCGGGGTCCGCGGTCGGTTGGATGATGGCAATGGTGTTCCCGGGTCCTAACCCGCAAGCGGGGTTTGGCTGGGATGCGTCGGCGGTGAACGCCGGCTGGTTGTGGGCGTTGTTGGCTTTGTTCCCCGTGGCTCTGACGGCTTGGTTTGTCGTGAAGTATCTTGCCCGCTACGTCTTGGGTGGTGGTTAGTCGTGCCCGGCAAAATCGAATACTGGAAGTGGCTGTACCGGCAGGAGTTTCTTTGGTTCCAGCGGGCCGCTCCTCGTAAGGAGTGGGACACGCGCATTTATGAGGGTCTGCCTGGGTCCGGCAAAACGCTTCTCATGGTCCGCGACTGCTGTGAACTGATGAGGCAGGGTGTGCGGGTGTATTCCAACGTCCAGATCCGGGACCCGTTCTCGGGGATTGAGGCGCACGCGCTCGGGGGCTGGCTCGACATGCTGCGGGCGTCGGTAGCGACTCTCGAGGATGGTATTCCGACCATCTTCGCGTTCGACGAGATACACCTGGCGTGTGACGCGCGGTCGTGGCAGAACACGCCGGCCTGGTGGCTCAACCTCATGGCTCAACGCCGGCACTATGGGGTTGGCCTGATAGGTACGACGCAGAACGCGGACACGGTGGAGAAGCGGCTCCGTATGCTCATTGGGCGTATCGTGCGCGTGCGCCCGACTGGGGTGCGCAAACTGTGGAAACGTCTGCCGCTGTTCTCGACGCAAGATGTTGATATGTCGCTGGTTGACGTTCCTGACCAGGATTCGGTTTCGGCTGCTTCGTTGACGTGGGTTGCGGCTCACGGTTTCCACGGCTACTCGACCTCTCAGATTATGCCGACGTTGGATTTCGCGGCTCTGACCGACGATGAGGCTGCGCAAGAGATTAAAGACCTGACTGCTCGGGCTGCTGCTCTGGCGGGTCCTGGTGTTATCGCGGCGTTCGGTGACCCTGAGTGGTCGCCGGCGCCTGAGGGTGTGATGTTCGGGGACGGTGTGGAGCCGTTGCACTACTCGGACCTGCAGGGTCCTGACGTGGTGGACGCGTTCGAGCCGGACTGACGTTGCGGGGTGCTGTCCATAGTTTCCCGGCCCGAAATGGCCGGGGGGCTGTGGGCAGGACGCGTAGCCGTTGGTGTGTGGCTCTGCGGAGTCGTGGCGTAGGCCGCGACGCAGTAGGGCCGCGCGCCAGATTGCGGGGCTTGCGCTTGGGCGCGGTCAAGGCGTATCTTCGTCTGGTCCTGTTGCGCTAGGTCAAGGGGGTCCGCATGGTGTCTATCGCGGTTGCGGCGTTTCGGCTGGGTGTGAGTCCTGAGCGGGTGCGGCAGATGTGTCGCTCGGGCGTCCTGGTCGCGGAGAAGATGGGTCGTGATTGGTTTGTGGCCGATGCGTCTCTTCGGGCGGAGGTGGCGCGTCGGGTGTCGGCGGGGCTGTTGTTCGACCTGTAGGGCGGGTGCTTGTTCGCGTCGGGGGGTTGGAGTCTTCATGGCTGGTACCTGTGCGTCGTGCGCGTTTGTGGAAGTTGCGGCCTGTCATCCGAAGCCGCGTTTGTACTGCTCTTGGTTTAAGGCGTTTCTCCGTCAGATTCATCCGTGTCTGCATTACTGCCGGTGTGTCGAAGATGGGCAAGCGGTGCTTGGTCTGTTTGGTCCTGATGCCCAGTCGGATTTCCAGGCCGGACTCGGGGTGCGGCTATGACCGGGCGGATGCCGTGGGTTGCTGTTCGTCGTCGCGAGGGGATTGCTGCTGCTGATCGCTGCCACGTGTGCAACGGCTACGGCCTCCAGGTGTTCGTTGCGGTTCTCCATGGGGCGTGGGTTAACACGTCAACCGCCGTGTGCCGGGCGTGCGCGGGCACGGGTCGGCGGGGCGTGGTCCTGTGAGCACTCCTCAGCGGGTGGATGGGTGTGGGGTTTGCGATAGGGTCTGTGGCGCGTCGTGGCGCGCCCTGGTCAATGCTGCGTCGTCGGACCTGTGCCGGGACGGGGAAACGTCCTACCGCTCTCCTGGGGCCGTGTGTGCGGTCTGGCGGTCTATGGAATCGCCGTTGTCTATGACGGCGATGCTGTGACGGAGGACGCGGAGCGGCCACAAGGTCTAGACCTTAGGGTTCTCCCTTGTTCCATATTGTCCACAGAGGCGGGTCGAATCTGGGTCGCTCGCGGGGGTGGTTCTGGGGGTGGTGTTCCTCCTCACCACGAAGGACCGCGAACGAGTCAGATTCTCTCCCGCCGGGGGGCGCGCACGTTGCAGGACTCGTCGTATCTGGCGTTCACGTCGGGTCGTGGGTTCTGTACTCACTGGACCTTCACCATGAGCGACGAAGCGCGGGATATGTTGCGCGACGGTGAACTGGTTCTTTCGCGTGAGATTAGGCGAACTCTTAACGCTGTGCAAACACGGCTTCGGCGCGAGGGTCATGCGCCGCTGTCCTATCAGTGGGTCGCGGAGAATCCGGACCGCTCTCATGGCTTCGGGGGAACGAACCCGCACGTTCACCTGAACTGTGACTTAACTATTCCTCAGACTGATTTCAAGGCGTGGTGCGCTTGGGTTGAAGCGGTGTGGTCTCACGGCATGGTCCATCAGGAGCGGCTAAAGGACCCGCGCGCGGCGGCGGCGTACCTGCTGAAGTGCGTCGGGTACGTGTCGAAGGGCAAGCAATGGGGCCAGGGCGAGATAAAGGGCGCGCGCTACGGCGTGTCGAAGGGTCTGCGTCCTGAGGTGACGCGGTGGGACGTTGATGATAGCGATGGGCGCATGGCGCAGGGTCTTGCGAACGTGTGTGCGTCGGCTCCTGGTGCGGGTGTGGTCCAGGTGGGCCGCGGTGTGTTCGCCACGCGCTACGGGGTGGGGTGTAATCCGCTGTCGGGGGCTTCGATTGATGATGTTATCCGGCTGGTCCGGAGGCGGGGTAACTGGGTTAAGCCTGAGGTTATCGACGTGTCGTCGTATGAGGAGTGGATACATGAGGTTTGGGGCGACGGGGCTGCTGCGTGGCAAGCGCGGCGCGAGGATGCGCGGGTCGCTGTGGTGTCTGCTGCTCTGATTGCTGACGGGTGGGTCTTGGAGCGTGAGGAGATGTCGAATGTCTAAAGCGATTTGGGAGTATGAGGTCCGGTGCATCGGGGGGCTGGACGAAGACGGCGAGGGGTTGGTGTCTGTGTGTCTGGTGGTCGATGAGGTCGATTTTGAGACCGCGCAAGAGGTTGTTCGGGAGATATTGGGTTATTGCATCGAAGAGGATTTGCGCTGGGTGTGTTCGTATCCCGATGAGGTGTGACACAGATTGTCGTTTCTGTGTCACGTAGTTTCGGAAAAGTTGTGCATGGGTCCTGAGGGGCTTAAAGAATCGCGGGGTGTGGGTGTAGAACCTTCCTAGGGCTTGCGGGTGTCTGCTGACACCGGCCCTCGATGGAAGGGGTAGGGCATGGCAAACGGTCCCGCGTTCGCAATGAGCGGTCGCCTGGTGCGGCTGGACCCGAAGACGTACAAGAACAAAGACGGTTCGACCCGCGACAAGATTCTTTTGGTGCTGGGGCAGGAGACCGAAACTATCCTGTACGCGGAGGTTGACGATCCGCGCATGAAGGAGTGGACGGGCAAGGTTGGGGGACCTGTGCAGGTTCCCGTCACGTTCGATACGAACGGCAAGCCGCGCCTTGCATAGACTCGGCGCGCTCGTCTTGGTTGTGGGGGTCGTCCTCGTTCTGGGGGCGGCTCCCGCGTTTGCTTCTACGGTCCCTACGTCCTCGCTCGACGCAAGCCGGGTCTTGGCGGTCCCTGGCTCTGAGGTTGCGGTCACGGGCGCGGTGACGCTATCCACCGAGACCGTTTCTGCTCTGGCTGACGCGTTCGCGGCTGCGTCGGCGGGCACACAAACGGTCTCGGTGGTCGGCACCATGCCCGTGTCGGTCTCTGACGTGGGCGGTATCCCTGCTTCTACTCCTCTAGTTATCGCCGCGCTCGTCGGCGGTTGGGTGGTGGGTCGCTTTGCTCTTGGGTGATGCGTTGGTTGTTCTGTTCGTGCTGATTCTGGGCAGCGTGCTCGTCTACCTGGGTCAGTGGGCTTCGTGGAGATAATCGCGGTCTTTGCGCTGGGTGTGTTGCTCGGCTCTGTGTCTACCTGGGGGGCGCGTAAGAAATGACGGCTACGGATATTCTCGCGGCGTTCGGTGTCGCTGCGTCTGGCTATAAGGACCTGCTCTATGTCGGGTTGGTCTGGCTGTTCGGCTTCAAGGCTATTTCGCTTGTGGTCGCGTCTGTTCGGGGGGCGTACCGGTGACTTCGATGATTCAAGGCTCCACGATTTACTCTCAGGGTGCCGCGGTGGTGGCGGGTTTTGGTCCGTTGTTGATTCCGATTGGCGCGATGTTGCTCCTGTCGTTCGTGGTCTACCTGGTGGTCATGTCGGTTGTTAGTCCGGCTGCGATCCGTGCGACGGCGGCTCAGTCTGCGCGGGGTAACTCGGCGTCGTTGGGTGGTCGTGGTGGTTGGTCTGGCGGCATGTCGTCCGTGGGCCGTGGGAAGCATTCGCGGGGTTCGTCGCGGGCGGCGCGGTCTGGTGCTGGTTCGGGGTCTATCTACCGGACGAAGGCTACTTGGACGCGGCCTTCGCAGGTCGTGACAAGTGAAGCGATTGTGGACGCGCTCTCTAAGCCGTCCACGATGTTGAAGCCGCTCGATTATGGCGGGGGCCCGGGTGCGGGTCCGACGAAGACTGCGTAGGTTTTCCCGCTCCTCGGGGGGCGTGTCTTGTCGGGGTGTGTCTGATAGGTACGAAGGGGGGTTCCTTTGCTTCCTGCAACTATGACCGTTTCGACGGTCCTCGCGGGTGCGCCGGCTGTCGTTGAGGCTTTCGGTGCGCTGCTGATTCTGGTCGTCGGGCTGGGCTTCGGCATGTTTGCCGTCAAGCGTATCCCGGGCTGGATTAAGAAGGCCACGCGATAGGTCCGGTTTGGCCGGGTACGGCGGTGAGGGGGGGTGTGTGTCTAGGTGATGCCTGCGGGTCTGTCCATCTCGGGATTGCTCACGGACGGGGGCGTGATTGTCCAGTCCTTCGGGGACTTGATTCTGTTCGTCGTCGTGCTCGGTTTCGGGCTTTTCGTGGTCGCTGCGATTCCTGGCTGGATTCGGCGCGCTACGGGGCGCGAGTAATGCCGGTATTTGGTTTGTTCTGCTGACGTTTTGAAGGGGGGTTTACCTGTGCTTCCGACTGGAATGACGCTTGCGTCAATCTTTGCGGACGCTCCGGACGTGGTCAACGCGTTCGGCGCGCTCCTGGTCCTGGTGGTGGGTCTTGGCTTCGGCATGTTCGCTGTCAAGCGCATCCCTGGGTGGATTAAGAAGGCGACGCGTTAGACTCGCGGCCTTCCCTTCCGCACGTTGGCGTGTGGCATGGCGGATTCGCTCCGTTCCGATGCCGTGAAGCCCATCAGAGGTTCCGTCAACGTGCGGCGGGGAGTGTCGGGGGTTCGATGTAGAGGGGGTACGGTGGCTGCTGCGTTGGGTGATGCAACGGCGGGAATGGTGACGCAGGGCGGCGTGTTCGTCACGGCGTTCTTGCCGGTGCTTGGGCTGCTCGGTGGTATCGGGCTGGCTATGTGGATTGTGCTGTTCGCGCGCGATTTCTTCCGGAGCTGACGGCCATGGGGACTTTGGTGCCGGGGGCTTCGCTGGCTGCGTCTGCTCTCGGTACGTCTTCGTCGTTTATCGGGTACTTCGCGCCGGTGCTGGCGGTTGTGGCCGGCGTCGCGCTGCTCGGCGCGTTCTTGATGGTCCTGTCCCATATCTGGAAGGGGTAAGGCTGTGGGTTCTTCGGCTGTGTGGTCGGGCATGGTTTCTGACGCTATGAGCTACGCGTCTAGTTGGTTCACGTTGATTTCGCCTGTGGTCGCGGCCTTTATCGGGCTGGGTATCGTGGGCCTGGCTGTTGTGATCCTGCGTCGGGCCACGGCGTGAAGCGGTGGGCGGGTCTGCTGCTCCTTGCCGCTCTGGTGTTGTCTCCCTCGGTAGCGGTGGCGGTGGCGTGGGTTCCGGTGCCGACTGTTGGCTGGGTGCCGGCGTTTGATGTGGGTTACGAGCGGGGGTTTTTCACGCGGCCTTCGCTCAGTCCTGACTCCACACACACGATCGGTGGCTATCCGGTCTTGCGGTCGCCTATCGCGGGCGATTTTCTTCCGGCTGTGCAGATTCAACAGTGGACGAACGCGCTGCTTCCCGTGATCACGGATAAGCCTTCAATGTCCATGAGCGGGTCGCTGGATGCGACGAGCGTGACTGTGGGCATGGCTTCGTGGCAGTACGAGGCGAGCATGGGTGCTGCGGGGTTCGCGGGCATTTCTTCGGCCTGGCAGTCTTCGCGGGTGTGGGGCTTCTCGTCTGGCACGGATGGGTGGGATTTCGGGATTTCGCATGAACCCGCTCTGGTGGAGCGCGACGGGACGAATAGCTATGACATTGGGGAGCACTACGGGAGCACGGTTCACGCTGCCGTTACTGGTAACTCTGGGCAGAACTGCGTTGTTTATCGGCGCGCGGCGATTCGGGCGTGGGGTGGTAAGGAAGCGGCCGGGACCTATTGGTATAAGTGGCGGGCCACGTATTCCTATGGCGTGGGTGCCGGGGGTTGGTCTGACTCGATTGTGTTGACGGGTTCCGTTGTGGGCGCGAGTGCTCCCCCGAATGTCACGTCCCGCCACAACTGTCCTCCGTGGGGTAATCCGCGGACGGCCATGGGTTCCCGGGCGTATGGGATGCAGGTCTATCTGATCGGTGGGGGGTTGCCGGGTGGCTATTCTCAGTGGGCGTCTCCTGCGACGGTCCTGCCGGTTGATGTGACGTACACACTCCTGTCGGGGTTGAAGCGGGGCGTTGATGTCACTCCTGCGAACTTGGATTTGTGGGGCGGCGCGATTCCTGATAGTGGTTGGGTTCATGGCGGGACGCTTCCTAGTTCGGGTGAGCCGGTGCCACCTCCCACGGCGTCAGAAGTTGCTTCTGCGGCGGCTCTGGATGCTTCTGCCGCTCTCGGTGTGGTCCAGATTCCGTCATGGATTCCAGGGGCGGACCTGCTGACTTCGTGGTTTTCGGATATGTGGGGCCGCGTGTCGGCGTTCTTTACTTCTGGGTTGTCGGGGGCTTTGGGCGGTCTGTTCTATCCCTTCACGGCTTTCGGGGGGTTCAAGTGACACAGTCTGTTATGTCGGCGGGTTTGGTGTGGGCGGCGGGGTTGTCGTCTAACTGGTCCCGTGGCGGTTTGGCTCTTGTGGGTGTGGGCATTGTGGTCGTGGTCGCGTTCGGGCTGCTGAACCTGGTTAGGCGGTAGCCGTGGGCGTCGATACCATTCTGAAAATCGTGTTTGCGTTGCTTATCGTCGCGGTGCTGGTCGCGGCTCTGTCGGGTCT